GCAAAGTTGTCTAAACCTAACTGCTCATTTAATAATGAATAAGCTTCAGCATGAATCGTTTCTGAAGAGCCTAAAGTAGTTCCCATCATAATAACTTCTGGTTTCCTAAACCATTTAGTTACTAATGTAGACCAGTAATCATTAACTACTGTTTCAGTTTGAGCGAATCCTTTAAGTATTCCTCCTACTACATTTTTTTCATGTGGCTTCATATTTGACTTCCAGTCAGTTACATCTTGTGCCATCGGTACTTCAGTATGTAACCAGTGTGCTTGTTGCTGTTTTAACCAATAATCGTATGCTTTGGGATATTCAAAAGGCTTATACACAACTCTTTCTTCTAGTAAACTCATATATCTTTATATATTTTTGATTGTTTTAGACAAAAACACCCGTCAGATAGTTTCTTTCGGGCATGGTAATAAATAGAATATATATTCCACATTTTGGTCAAAAAGTTATAATAATTTTGACATTGCTTCACGGGAGATAGTAAACTTAGGTTTATCATCTTGACCATCTAGTAAATCACTGGGATCCGCTTTACCTTCAAAAGTAATGTGTCCATTATTAGTATCCATCTTAACATTATAAGTCATACCGTCTTGTCCATAACGATTTTTCATTACATGCACTCGCCCGGTACCTAGTACCTTGTCTTCTTTTTGTCTTGATAAAGATATACAAATATCTGCTACCATCATTTTATCGTAACTGCCAGCTGCTTTATCGCCTTCTATTACACTGTCTTTAGCTCCCATTCTATTTACCTGAGACGGTGTAAGAATAGGTATCTTTAGGTCTTTTGCTAAGCCTTTAGTAGCTATAAATACATCATCGATCTCATCTTTTCTTTCTGAGTATTTACCTTTAGAGGGTGCCCTCAGATAATCAACATAGTCAATAATAACTAAGTCAGGCTTATGATCCATATCCATACATTTCTGAATATGCGATTTAATAGTATTTACCGTTGCCCCTTTCGGTGGATATTCTTTAACGATGAGCTTACCTTTGAGACTATCGACATAAGTTTGAACCTCTTTACGGTGTTTATTAACCTCATCAATAGAGTATCCTGTAAAGTAGCAATCAAACCGTTTACCCACATAGTCCTCTCCGAGTTCGAGGGTATAATAATTAACTTTATAACCAAGAGACACAGCATGAGCAGCAATAGCAACCATAGTCCAAGACTTACCACCTCCAGGATTACCAAAAACAATACCAAGGTCACCAGGGCCAAATCCTCCTTGAATGCCATCGTTAAAGATAGGCCAAGGAGAAGGAATAGTAGGACGGTAATCAGTTCTGTAGCGAGTTTCAACGTCTTTATTATATTCATGTCCAATATTTTTATCCATACCAGCTTTCATAGCCTTCTCAATCATGTTTCTGATTCCATCAAAGTCATGATCTTTAAGAAGGTCAGCAGAACTAAGTATAGCGTTCTTCATTTCTTGATTCTTACAAAAGGTTTGGAACTCTTCTTGTATATATTCCAAATCGTCTTGAGTAGCTTCGTATGAGTTTCTTAGTTCTTCTTTAAGTGCTACTTGAAGTACCTCATTCTCTAACTTTTGAAGTTCTACTTTAAGAACATCCATAGTAATGTTAGTATGATACTTATCGAAATACTCTTTTATTTGATTAATGATCCATTTATGTGAATCTGCATCGAAGTAATGATCGTGTAAAACATCTCTTACGTTTAGTAAAAAACTTTTATCTGTAAGTAGTGATCCTAAAACCTTTAACTGAAACCCCTTTCCGTACTGCTGTAAACTCTTTAATGTCATTTATAACCTTTTATTATATCTTAATATATGATTTATTTTTTTAATAGCCAAGAAGAACTCTGTATTTTATCTCCTAATCCGTCTATCAACTCAATATTATATTGCCTACATACATCTGCTTCAGGAATAGTATCATTATTTTGGTCACCACCATTTGCAAAAGCTAGCTTGTAAGTTTCGTAAAACTTATCTACCATTAGTTTTAAGGTTTCGTTTTGAGTACTATCTTCATCTATCGAAATCCAAGCCATATCAACTATACTTAATGACCTTATGATTTGTACTCTTTCTGCCTCATCCATAAAGAATGAAGAACCTTTTATTTCTCTTTGTTTGTCATTATTAACTATGACTATCAAAGCATCTCCAGCTTCTTTTGCTTTTTCAAATAACTCTAGATGTCCTTTATGTAGTGGATTAAAGTACCCGCTAACTATTATTGCTTTTTTCATAACTTTCTGATATTAACTTTTTAAACTTTGTTGTTGACCAACCGTGAGAACGGTCAAAGTAATGAATAGGTATATCTAGGTTGTCTCCAGTAAACGGTTTACCTATATAATCATCACCTAAAAATCTTATATCTGGGTTTATACTTTTTAATAGAAATAAAAGTTCTGCTTCTGTATTGTAACTAAGTATTACAGGATATAAAAACATCATTTCTAATATTTCTCTACGTTCCTGTATTGAAAGAATTGGTTTTTTCTTCTCAGGTCTTTCAAATGTGGGGTCATCGTGTAGAAGTATGTAAACCTCATCACATTTATCTTGTATCTCTTTAAACATTGCAACGTAACCAGGATGTATTACATCGAAGTTACCTGCTATTATTCCTTTTCCTGCTTTATTCATATTTCCAAAATATCTGTAGTATTATAATCAAAAAAGCTAGTATCAAAATAGTACCTGTCTTTATATTTATACCCTCTTTCATAAAAACATAAGTAAGTATAGTAAAACTAAATATACCTGTTGCAAATCCTGTTAATCTTGATGGCCATAGTTTACCATCGAATGCTTCTACAACATAAGTAGTGCCGTAAATATAACAAACTCCTACAGGTACCCCCATTACAGCTGCTACTATAAAAGGATGATTTTTAACCCAATCATTTAAGAACTGACCGTTAGTTTGAAACCATGAAAGAGATTGAGCTAAGAAAAACAATCCAGCTCCTATAAGAAAAGACTTTACATTCATTATACTTTGGTTAAATCTCTAAACGTTTCTAACCATCCTTCAGTATTTTTTGTAATACCTTCAATCTTATCTTGTTCTAATAAACGTAAAAAGGCTCCTGCTTGTAAATCTGGAGCGGGTTGTTTAAGTACATCGTTTACATACTGTTTTTCACTTTCATCTAAAGCTGAAATATGTAAATCCATTAACTTGAAGTTAGTTAACACTCTATCCCAGTTGTGTATTATCTTAGCAAATATCTTTTTACCATCAAGCTTTTCTTCTGCTACTTTATAAACATAGTCAAGGTCAGTTTTTTCTGTAAGAAGTTTAGGAAACTCTGCTACTACAGTTTTTATTCCTAATCCTTTTACACCTTGAAGATTATCTGAGTTATCACCGAGAAGTGATTTAACTAGGTTGTAGTTTTCCGGTAATACTTTTAACTCATCAAAAATATTATCCTTTGTAAAGGTTTTTTTCTTTACAGGAGCATACACTTCAACAGTATCGTCTACAAGTTGTAAGAAATCTTTATCTGATGAGACTATAGTACATTTCTTAACATTAGATACAGAAGCTTTTTTAGCAATCCAAGCCATTATATCATCTGCCTCTAACTTTTCGAGTACTATCTGATGCATAGGTAAGCAGTCTAAGTAGTCTTGAGTTCTAAATAACTGTCCTACTAATGCTTCTGTTTCTTCTTCTTTAGTATCGTATAATCCCCAATGAGTTATCCTTGATGTAGCACGTTGTGCTTTATAGTTAGGATCTATATTTTGTCTATTACCAGAACCACCTTTTCCGTCCCATACTACTATAACCCTAGTAGGGTCAAATATACGAGTAACGTATCCTAAAGAGCGAAGGAACCCAACAAAACCTCCCACATGGGTGCCTGTTGGATTCATCGCCTTCAAGAGCGAGAACGATCTAATCAGAGTATTCATTCCATCTATCAACAGAATATGATCGTTCAACGCACGGGGTGGGGTCTCTTTAAGATTGTTTAGAATATCGTCGTACGCCATTAATCAAGTAAGTTAGGAGCTATTGGTGTTTCTTCTAAGTCTCCTTCTTCGATTAGATCAAAATCTAACGTTCCTACTAACTTCAACCAATGTTCCTTATGAGCATCTTTATATTTATCGATCTCTCTCTTATCATCTGGTATAAAACCATGAGCAGTCATAACTACTCTACCTCTAGACTGTACACCGCCGATGTGGTTCTTTTCTATCTGAACGTTAGTTCGTTTAGCAAACTCTACCTGCATACCGTTCTTGATAGCTTTAATCTTAGAAGTACCTGGATTAGTAATATTACCAAAAGTAACAACTAACGTAGCATCATACCACATCGACATTCCACCTTTGTTCTGTAACTTAGCCATTCCCATAGGTGACTCAGGTTTCATAGTCCATACTTTATTAATAGCTACTAGCGTATTAGTATAAGGAGAGTTTTCTTTTCTTGATAAAAGTATTTTCTGGTTCAAGTTATTACCGAACTGAGTAGACATAGCACCTGCATTCCATTCGTTGTTATTCTTATTGGATCTAACCGATAAGTCACAAGGTACTGAACCGATACTATCCCAGAAGAAACACATATCATAAGGTAGATTACCTTTAGCCTGCTCATCCATAAGATCGGCAATATAAACTGCTACATCTTCTATAGTATTTAACTGTCCTCTATCAGCATATAGGAAATGACCTTCATAGTCTGTAACAGTACCATTCTCATCCTTTACTTCTTCTACCTGCAATCCCATTTCCTTAGCGTGATCCCAAGACCATTTCATCTCAGTAATAATAAAGACTGGTAGAATACCTTGTTTTTGAGCATTCACCGCTGCTTCTAATAAAGCTGTTGTCTTTCCTGTATCACTATGTCCTCTTAGTAGAGTGATATGCCCTGTAGGAATACCAGGTAGAGAGGTAATATCCTGAAAGGCTTGAGATAGTGGTATCCAACCTTGCTCTTTAAACTTAACGGAAGAGTTAGAATATCCTTTCTTTTTCTTAAAGTTTGATAAGTTAAACGACTTGCGTACGGCAGCGGTCGCTTTTTGTTGTACTTCTTTTTTCTTTGCCATTATTCATTAAATAAGTCATCAAATTTACTAACTGTGTCTTGGTTGCCAGCCGTAGCTGTTTCCAAAGTAAAGTCTGTTTTTTGAGGACTTGTGCTTTCTGGCTTAGTTTCAGCACCTGCTGCAGGAGTAGAAGTCTCTTCAGCTCCGGGGTTTAGGTAACTCTGTAGTTGTTTTTTAATGAAGTCATAATCGTATTCAGTATGTACTTCAGTAGGATTAGGTTGAGTCTTTAACCATGTATCAACTAAATCATTATTATCTGATAAAGGAGTTTGTTTAGGTTTAATACGAACAGTAGTCTCAGGGTAAGGATTACCTTGTACTTGTTCTACTACCATATCCCATCCGTTAATAACGTCTGTGAAGTCTCCGATATCTTCATCTTCTGCTAAAGCAAGTAATGCTTTATAGATAGTAATACCGAATCCCCATAGTCTTACACCTTTATCTTCTTCTCCTCTTACTACAACAGGAGCAAAGATTCTAGTCTTAGGGTTAAGTTTACCTGATAATGACCAGTTATCTTTATCGTTTGTCTTTCTAAGTTCTTTTACGAACTCTTCGATCGGGTCTTGCTTACCAAAGTTTGATAAAGCAACCATCGGATACTTTCCTACACCGTAGTGGAACTTTAATTCCTTAAACGGAAATGCAGGATCATAGGCAGACGGTACGATACGAATCGTTTGTTTACCTAGTTCCGGTTTCCAAAAAATCTTTGAATAATCTGTTTTCTCTGTTTGCTGGCCGCTATTATTTAACGTATCCAGCTTTGCGCGTATAGCATTTAAATCCATATAACTATTTTAATATAACGTTTATTATGTAATATAAGAAGAATATTTTACTTCTCCAACTCTATAATCTTATAAAGTTTAGTATTTACCCTTTTTAGTTCAGGGCCTTTGGTCAGAAGCACACAGTTTCTATAATCTGGCCAGTTTATACGGTAAGAGGTGTCAAGTACTCCACCGTTAAGTTCTTTTATTAATGTATTAAGTGCATTAATCGTGTAAAGAGTGTTTGATTCTTTCTTACGGTGCACAAGAATAGTATTATCTAGAAAAGTTCCTACATTACCAAAATCTACATTGTAGGTACAAATATATTCATCCTGAGATTTAGAATATAGTACAAAGATTTTGTTATATATGATTTTGTACCTCTCCTGAATCTCTTCTAGTATTCCATCTAGCGTATCTTCAGTAGCAAAAGTACAGAAAAGTTTGTTGCTCATATCTTCATTTAAATATATCGGCTCTAAGTCATAATCAAATGCCGATTTCGTAACTGTATTAATCATATATAAATATCTTTTTTATATTATAACAAGAGATCTTTTGAATATTTAACTTTTATGGGATATTTCCCACCTTCTTCCAGTATCTCTTGTAGTTTTAATAATGTTTCTTTACCATCCTCTTTGGCAAAATCAAAAAGTAAAGCATCGTAGGTGTACAGTACAAGCTTAGTCTTTTTATCTTTTAAAAATCTTAATGCTTCTTTTAATATAAGAATATTTCTTGAAGTCTCTAACGATTGCATGATATAATTCATTAACTTCTGGGGATTCATGTCCATAAGTTTTTTGTTAAAGCTTTTTTCACTAATAGGCGCCACAACGCTTCCGTTTTCTTCGAATTCTTTCCATAACTTATCGATAAAACCCTTAATTTTTGTGAACACCTCAAGGTGAGCCCATTTTTCGGGTATTTTTCCATAAATTGCGTGAAAGTTAATTTGTTTTGCTTTATCATATTCTTCTTCTGTGATTTCTTCTTTATTAAAGTAATGTTTAGCTAGCTGTTTATGAGCTGATTCGTCTGATAGAGGGTAGCCAATCTGCTCACAAAGTAACCGAAGGTGATAACCATCAAAATCCAACTCAACAAAGTAGTCATTGGTGGGTTTGAAACATTTACGGTGCTGTTCACTCTTAGGTATAGCAGCGAAGTTAACGCTATTAAAAGCATTAGTAGGTCTAGATGTAACATTATTTAAGTTATATGAAGTTAGCACTGAGTTATTTGTAATATTAAAAAGAGGGTTTCTAGGTTTAAACATTTCAATAAAGTTGTCATAGTAAACACCAAGACCTGATTGCTCTAATAAGAAAAATACATTAGTAGCAGCTTTATTATAAAAATCAAAACCTGAAGGTATATCAAAGTTTATTACATTTTTTATCTTTTCATAAGTCTTTTCACAACTTTCATGTAGTTTAGATATAGGAATAAGTTGATTTATGTTCTGTATAGAACTATGTTTATTATAGAAGTATGAAAAATCATGAGAATGTTCTAATCTATCATATTTAGTCATTGAGTATAGTAATGATACATCTATGGCATCCTGTAGATTAAAGTAATATAGAAGGTTCTTTTTATCTAATGTATATAGTTTACTAGCGGAAGAAAGTATACGAGAGACACGGTCTTTAGATACGTTTAATCCTTCGTCATGATTTATTGGAATGATATGACCGTGGTCAGATCCTATTAATCTAACATACACAGCTACTGTAGAAGTAAGTTTAGGGTGATAGTAAAAGTTAGTAGGTATAACTTCAACGTACATTCCTAATCTAGCCAGCTTTTCTAATGAAACGAGTTTGCTTTCTTGCTCTACTATATAAAACACTTATATAACCTTTTTCTTTAATATAAGAAAAAATTACTTAACTACAAACTGTCCTGGGTCTTTTAGTATTTGGTCACCTATACCTGGAAGTATTTTATTTGCTTTATTAATAACGTCCTGATTTTTAGCTTTAGTACCAGGGTAGAGGAATCCGTTTATTATCTCATCCTCAGGATTACCAGTCACATACCATACTATTTTTAAAGTACGTCTGTATAACTTACCTTCTTTCTTTTGAGCAAGATATTTTTCTTTATCAAACTCTACTACTTTACCTGTTCTTCCGTCTTTAGCAAAGAATCTAGTAAAGGTTCCTTTTGCATAGTCTTTTGCAGAAGGAGTTCTTCTGATATTTACAAAGTTAGATTTAGGATCTTCTACATCAGCAGGTACAAACTCTAATGGTTTTGATTTAGAAGTTATTTTATCTCCTTTAAAAAAGTTTCCTAGATGATCAGCAACAAACTTACCTAAAAACGGTAGACCTGATTTAGGGTCTAATAGTTTTCCAGCTATTTTGCCTCCTTTCTTTTGTTTTGATTTAGGTAAATACATTATTGTATAGCGTAAAATTGAGTTTTTATATTAGTATACCATTTATTGTCAGTTCCGATTTCATGATCAAGTCCTGTTATAATATAGGCAAAACTATTATACTTTTCAGGTAAAAGACCAGGTTTTATTTTAAAAGCAGTTCCTATTTTGAATCCAGTGATCCCTACTAACTTTAAGGATAGTTCTACTGGTACTACTCCCTGTGGTACAGGGGTCTTCCTTGCTGTTTTATAGAACCGGTTCATTTCAGCTATACTTTCCTGTCTTAACTGATTCCATAGTTCAGAGTCAAAAGATTGATTAGTTATAAACTGATCGGCAGCTTTAGCTAACCAACCACGTTTATCTTCTCCTATTTCTGCATTGTTAAACTTATACCAAACATCTCTTAATTCTTCAATATATGTCTTTCTTTTTTCTTTAGCTTGTTCTGCCAGTTTTATTGGATCCGGATCGGAGGGGTCAGGTTCAACTGTTTTTACGGGAATATGTCTATCAATAGCTCCTGAGTTCCATTTTAATATTGCTTCAACATTATCTTTATAGTTACCGCTATTACCTTGAGCAGCTATAGCAACTTGTGATGATATTTGAGATGATATTTTACTTGATAATCCTATATCTACTACAGTAGAAGACAAACCAGTTAGCTGTAGCTCTTCAAGTCTTGATTTAGAATTAGTGTTTCTTCTATCAACAACTTTATAAATACATTCATAATGATCGTAAAATAATCCTATGTCATTTATTTCTCCGAAAGCATTATTTATACCTGAAAAAAGTTCATCTAAAAAGTCTTGTACTCCTGCACCTTCTTCTTGAGGACCATCTATTACTTTGCTAATACACTTTTTAACAAAAGTAGAAGTAACCATAATATTTAAAATATCGTTAGTACTAGCCCTAGAGTCCGAAGTATATTTATCGGAACTAGCATATGCTTCCATATTTTTAGTAACATCTCCTAATAGTATTGTAAAATCTTTTGCTGAACCGTCCTCTGTATATTCAGGAAATGAACTAAAGTTTGGAGTTTTAGGTAATACAGCTACTAAAGGGTCTATTGACATATGCTGTGGAAAAGTAACATATTTTTCACCATAGTTTAAATCAATAGTCAGTAGATCTTGATTCTGTTTTGGATCTTTTAGATTAAAATGATAGTTAATAATATCAATAACAGCTCTTAAAGGCATGTATATTAAGTTTATACCTTTATCAAATCCAAGAAAACCTTCCCCAGCTATATCTTGATTTATTCTAAATACATCAAAAGGAGTTAGATTGCCAACGGCATCTGCTGCTTTTCCTTCATCACTTGCTAAATACTCTTTTGCATTAAATGTATTATCGTCAGTATTAGCTTCTAATCTGTTGAATATAAAATGAAACTTACTTTTTCTAGCTTCTTTTTCTTCTTCTTGTTTCTTTTTTTCTGCTTTTGTCATATCAGAAGTTTTACCAACTGATAATGATCCAAGGATAATACCTTTAGATACTATTTTTATACTACAGTCATACCCGCCATCAGGTCTAAAAGACCAGCTAAAGTTAGTGATATAACCAAACATGCCGTCATAGTTGCCTTTAGATTCATCTCTTTTATCATTAATCGCCTTATCTATAGTAACCATTGATTTAGACTGAAAGAAGCCTTTATCAGGGTATATAATACTTTCTTTACCTGCATATTCTATATCATCGACACTATCACCTACGTATACTGAATGTCCCCATTCTAATAAAGCAGAGTATCCTGGTCTAAAATATAGTAGTTCAGCACGTTCTAGATCTTCTAATGACCATACTGAAAAATTAACTTCAGCTTGCATTAATGTACCATAAGTATTTTTAGAAGCTACTTTTAATCCTGTGATTCCAGGCATAGGTCTAACTCCTAATCTTTCATCTTTATTATATGTATTGAGTGCATTGTAATCTCCAAATAAGTTTACTCCTTGAACACTTTTATTAAAAAAGTTTGCTGCTCTTCCTCCAGTTAATATAAAATTTGATGCTGTTTTATTATCATCACTTATGTCTGTAGTAGGTATTTTTCCTTTTGCTACTTCATTTAAAATCTGTTTATTAGTAACTTCATTAACACTTGATCTAAGTACTACCCATGCAGTATTAGAGTTGATAGCTTGTAAGTTTTGTAAGTTTTTAGAAGATTTAGAATATAGTTCTTCTCTTACTTTTAACTGACTAGCAGCTAAAGCAGGTATTGAGGAACCGAAAGATTCGTTTTTTCCAGCCATTATCTTTGAGCATTAACATCGTCAAACAATCTTCTTACTGTACTAGCATCTGCAGGAATACGTAACTGTTTTCCTTTCTCTACAGTTAGGCCGTCAGTTTTAGAGACATTTGCTGATGCTATTACCCACCACAAGCTACTATCGTTGTAAAACTGTTGAGCAAGTGTATCATATCTATCACCATCAGTTGCTATAACATAAGTATCATCTTCTGTTACAGGTACCTCAGGATAGATTACATTAGGATAGTATCTAACTCCTTCTTGAGTTTTGAATATTTCTTTATTACTAAATCTTTTTGCCATAACTAATCATTTGCTGTCCTTAAGTTAAATAACTTTTGCTTAGCTTGCCCTTTCGCTCTTGTTTTTAATGATTCTGCATAGCCATCTTTAGACCCTCTAGCTGCAATAGATACAGTATTTATACCATCGGTATAATCTTGATAATAAGTCATTCCCATAAGAGATACAACAAGTCCATGTCCTCCCATTTCTTTTATGTTTTGTGGTGAAGCAGAAGATACTTCAGGCTTAGGTATTGCTGGTGGTGGTACTGGTATGACAGGTTTTTCCACTACTGGGCCTGTAGTCGCTAATGGTTGAGCTCCTTGAGATTCTATTGCTGAGGCAGCTTTTTGTCTTTTTGGTCTTACTGTAAAGTCGCTATTACCTCCTATATAGTTCTGTACTTGAGATGATACATTGAAGTTATGTATAGGAGTAAATGAGATACTTACATTAAGTAAGTGGGGGACTCTTAAATAACCTTCGTTGTAGAGATCGATTTCCCATGGATAGTTTTGATCCCAAGATAATCCTACGGAGCTTATAAAGCCAGATTGTTTAGAAATATAATCTCCTATAGTTATTCTACTTAAAGTACCTCTCATAAACTGACCTGCTTGTCCATAAGTAGGAGCTGTTGAACCTACAAGAGCATTAAGTTTTTTGTATAAAGGTATCAGTTCATCTTTACTAAAAGCAGCCATTTTAAATGCAAAGCTTATATCTCTTTTAAATCCTTGATATGTATAAAACTCTTCAGCTCTCCCAATATACTTTGTACCTGACCAATCACCACTATAGTTATCATCTAAACTATCTAAGTGAGCTCTAAAGTATAAATACTTGCTTGCTCCTCCTGCTTCTACTATATTGAACTCAAATGGTATAATATCTACTGCTTGATCTCCTAATAGAGATCTAGTAGATTCTTCTAGTTTGTTTAACTCATCAACACCTTCTGTATTTTTATTACCTTGATCACCAAGTTTTAATCTTGATTGTATGTATACCGGAGATGTTAAGTAGTTTTTTTTGTTTCCTGATTGATCATCTATATCGTATGAAGGAGCAGAAAGTTGTTCTGAGTCTTTTTCTTGAAAAAAATCTTTTTTAACCCCGTAGTTTTCTTCTATCGCTGCCCCATTTTTTTGAGTTATACTAAACTTAGATGCTGCTGTTTTATCACCTGTTTGATAATGCTCACTTTTTTCAGGATTAAGTATAAATTTATCAGTAGAAACTGGTGCTTTTGGTGGTGCTGTTGGGTAACTACCCCCATCTTTAGTAATCATTTTACCAAGATAGGTAAACTCATCCTTCTTAGGATTCTGTGGTACACCCAGATTATTACTGCCTGTATCAGCATTTAAGCCGCCACCACCGTAAGGAGACCCAATATCATCTCCTGATAAAGCAGATGATGCTCCGTCAATAGTACCTACACCTGAACCTAATGAGTTACGTAAAAAGTCTCCAAATGCTGAACCTTTAGGAGCTTCTCCTCCTGATTTTAAGTAAGTAGATCCTCCGTTGTTAATAAAGTGAGTACCGGTTCCATTTAAAGGTACTTGAGCAAATATTGCTGTAGTAGCCATAGCATTATTCTTAATAGTATCTATAGCTTTATCTTTTAATTTATTAAGATCGAATCCTTTGAATCCTTTCTTTGCTCCATTTGCAATATCAGTTATAGTACCTGCATTTTGTAATAATGCTTGATTACCTTGAAACTTTAGTCCCGGTTTGCTTGTAAGAAGTTTAGTAAATCTTTCTAGATCGTTAGTTCTAGCGTTTATTTGATTGTGCTTCCTACCTGATCCTTCCAAAGAAGGTAGATCGTGTTGA